TATTTCTATCGTCAGTCAGCAAATCTTCATAAGAAAGATTAGTTATCTTCCAGTCCTGTATCAACTCTGAATATGCTGGTAACTTTTCTATGCCTCGTATACTAAAGTTTGAATCGGAAGCTTGTTTGGAGAAGGAGCTCGATTCGGTAAGACCACTGAAAGAACACTTATTAACAATATAAAAACTAACAGCTGACTCAAGGGTAGAGGCTTTGGTGTAAGCAAGAAATTCTTTACTCTCTGCAAAAAGGTGACGTGCTTTGTCATGTGTATTATATTTTCCTTTAAGTTCTGATAATCTGGTTGTAAGTTCATCTGGTTTATCTTGTAATTGTTGCCAAAAATTTACTAAAGGTTGATACAAATCATTTACCCATACTTTTAAATGAGGATATGTTTTTGTCATATACAAAGCAACAGAACCACCTCCAAGAAAAGGTTCTCTATACTCTTTATACTTTTTCATATCAGGTAAATATCTTGCCATCTTTATAATGGCACGTGACTTACCACCTGGATAACGAAGTGGAGTTTTCAATGATCTCATTATGAAAATTTAGAAATAGTTTGAGGTAAGATACGATACTCTTCTAATTGTATCCTACGTGTCAAGGACTTGACATCATCATCCCTATGGATAGGAACAATTCCTTGCATGAGTATTTTACCAGAATCTAGTTCTTTTGTCACTATATGAACTGTACATCCTGTAATACGATCACCACTTTCTAATGCTTGTTCTACTGCATGTAGTCCTTTGTACTTAGGAAGTAATGAAGGATGAACATTTATCATAGGAGCAGGAAAGGCATCAGGATTTTTAATGACTCTCATATAACCTGCGAGGATTATAAGATCAACATTATATACCTCGAAGAGTTTTATCATTTCATCTTCATTTTTATGTGGTATCCTTACATGAGGTATACCGTATTTTGCTGCCTTCTTTGCAGCACCACATTCTTTAGTATTGTGTATCATCAACACAACTTCATGTTCTCTCAAATCATAATTTGTAACTATGTTCTGGAAATTAGTTCCATTACCAGAGCACATAACACCTAATCTCATTGGTCAGTTATTCCATATTTTGATAAGTCATACTTGGGCAACCTTAATGGTTCATGCTTCACTACAGGTGGTTTACCTATCTTGTCTTCAAGATCACCTACTATCTTCTTCTTAGAGATATGATATGGTGTTGGTGCATTCTGTAAGCACACTTGTAAACATAATAGTTCTTCATCAGTAAAGGTGAAGGTGTTGCTCATTTTATATACTCCACCTGATAGGGTGGCATCTTCTTAATTTCAACCCCTATAGGTTCCTCAAGAAGACCTTTGATTTGCATGTATGCATAAGCTGTGAAGACTTGAGGAACTATGAAAGCAATCATTGCTACAGTCCAGAAAACATAGTAATAGTTTTCTTTGCGTTGTGTTCTCATTTTTTAGTAGTGTTGCTACGTGTACGATTAATGATACTAATAAACTTATCTCCTGCAAAATGTCCACCAAGGCAGACATCTATCTCGTCACCATCTTTCCAATTAGTCTCACCATTCATTTTAGTATGTTGCATTAGAACTGCAATTTTGTCAATGACTTCTTGGGTTAATCTCATTGTCTCCAGTCGTGATAAGTTGGTTCTGGTTCATCTATACTGTGTTTAAATTTTTCAGTATCAAAATATGATGGTCCTAATTCTTCTATCTCACCATGTAAATCATATGGTCCGTCTAATCTTCTTCTATATTCTCTCTCATCCAATACTTCATTAATAAGAATTTTCATCTCCTTAACATATTCAGGTGTGAATAATCTTCTTGGTTGGATGATTGCTTTAGGTAATTCCCTTTGCTGTTCTTCTAGTGGTCTTCCTTTATAATTGGGATCAATAGGACCACTCATCCCTTGTGTATCAATTTTCATTATAAAGCAGGTCGTTTTTGTTTACTATCTTTCAATGAAATGATGATTCTATTATTCTCATAATCAGCAGAGAAATCAAGTTCAACATCATGTGGCCACATTAATTCTTCATATAAAGCATTTAACCTATCCATGTCCTCCCACAAATCATTAACATATTCATCGGGTTCTCTTTGCATATTCTTAAAAGGGTAAATCTTGTTCTAATCTTTCAATCAGACTTGAAGCATCGATAATATTATCTATACTTGCTAAAATATCTGCTATGTGTTTGCTAACATAAGGTTTCTCAGTACGTGCTGCAAAAGATAATGCATTACGTAAATCAGATTGTGCCTCTCTTAGAGACTCTTCTACTTGAGTTGATAAGGTCATTTAAATTCACACTCCAACATTAATTGTGTAAGACACGCTAATAGATTTATCTCTTGGTCTACCACGAAGGCAGACTTATATTGGTATTCGGCAATAATTAATACTGCTGCTGCAATACTAGGTCCATCCATTAAACTAGATAAACTATCATATAGTTTACGCATTATAGACTGAGGATCACTGTCTAAATTTTGAGTAACCCATTTCTTAACATCATTAAACTTTTTATGTTTTAGATAGTCTGTTAATGTATCTATCTTAGCATCACCTAACGTTGCAAGGATTCCAGTGTCGATAGAACCTGTAGAGCTGTATCTCTGGAGTTCATTAAGGGTTCTCCTGAAGTCTGGGAAGTACTTTTGTACGACGGTGGCAACCACTTTGTCATTGAACCGTACTTCCTCTCTGGTAAGGATGTCTCTGCATCGCTCGAAGAACAATGCTGCAAGAGTTTGTTTAGATTTTCCACGTACATTAAAATCGATTACTGTTGTTCTACTATGTAATGGTTCTATGATTTTATTCTTAAAGTTACACGTGAATATGAACCTGCAGTTCTTCTGAAACTCTTCAATCGATGCCCTGAGGAGTAGTTGTACATCGGGTGTCGTATTGTCTGCTTCATCAATAATGAGAACTTTATGACGAGATTCAGATGTAAGAGAAACAGTACTAGCAAAGGTCTTTGCCTGATTGCGTACAGTGTCCAAGAATCTACCCTCATCAGACCCATTAATGACATAAGAATCTGCTCCTAACTCTTCACATAATGCCTTAGCAATTGTAGTTTTACCTACACCCGCAGACCCAGAGAGCAAGAGGTTTGGTATCTCCCCTTGCTCTAAGAATCCTTTGAATACTTGCTTAGTATCTTCGGGTAGTATGCATTCTTCGATTGTATTAGGTCGATACTTCTCTACCCATAGAAACATTATTTAAGGCTCCAGTGCAATGAAATAATTCAACTCACTATGTGATAGTGAAGTGAAGTTAGCAATGTTTTTATTGCTGAGTGTCACATGATATGACGCATCCATCAACTTAAGATTCTCTACCTTGAAACAGTAACAGAATTCTTGACGCTCTGGTGTCAACAGGTATGCAGGACCACCTTCTTCTCTAGGTGTCTGATCAAATACAACTTTCTTAAGAGGTAATGAGAATACATTAGAAGTAGTATTCTTCTTATCCCTTACACAAATACTATACTCTTGAGCATAACCATTGATACACAAGTCTTCAACACCATATACCTTTGCTGCTTGCAACAACTGTGTGATATCAGTTTGAGGAATATCAAACATCAATTCCTGCTGTGGAAGATTAGGATTGAATTCAGGTGGTCTAACAATAATCTCAGGATCACTGTAATAAAATACAGTCTTACCCTTTGTATCCTCATCATATATCACTACCTTCTTATTATCAGGGAAGTGCAACCATGGCTTCTTGAATAGGGACAATGCTCCTAAGAATAATGGTAGATCATAGATCGCCATCTGCTCTGGAATAGTTTCCTTGATAGCACCCATAGCAATAATATTCTTATTGACTGACATGGTTTGTACAAACTTACCAGGCTCAATAAGAATAGACTTATTAATAGTGCTAAAGTTTCTCAGTAGATCTATTGTAGATTTACTTAATTGGATATGTGTACGATGGTCTTTTACTTCAGTCATAGTCTATGAATTCTGCTGGTGTAGGGACATTTACTTGTTTATCATCAGGATACGACGTACCTGAAAAATAATATAATAGTATAGCATAGTGAATGATTTTTAACACATCATCCTTATGTTTACCTTTCTTTCTATATCTAGAGGCATACTTAATAATATTGGACTGACAGAAGTGCTCTG